CATTATCGAAAAAGCAATGTTTTTTATTTGCCCTTTTGATGCTGGGTTTGTTATCTCAGGATATTCATCCAAAGATATATCTGCCAAAATAGAGTATTCTGCAACTTTTCTAACAATATCTGTCCATTGCACCTTATCTGTTTCAGAAACATATTCTGGTGTAAAATTGTCTAGATTTGATTTTTGTGTGGTTGCCTCAGTCATTTTAACCCCACCTGCCGTAGGTGGAGCTGGTGCTTTTGCTACTGCATCTTCAATGTATGGTAATGAACATTTATGAAAATTGTCTTTCACTAATGCATCTACTGCACCTGATAATACGTTTGATTCTTTACCGTATTTACCATTAGGCATTTGCCCATCAGCAGTATAGATATTACCTGCATCGTCTGTGATTTTACCGTAGTATATTTTGGCATTACACTTTTTACACGTATACTCTTTTTTGGTATAAACGTCTAAGACCTTCATTAACTTATCATCACTTCATTACTATATAACTTATTGGCGTATTCATTTGGGTCAATATATTCTGTTAAATGATATCCATTATAATTAAAATGCTCTAATACATAGTTGTCACAATCCCTACATACAGGGTCGTGGTTCCATCTTATCCTACATGCTTTAGTACCAGTCATGAACTTCTGGTTGCATATCCTACACATTCGTTTTGCCAAGTTCCATCAACCTCTGATGTTTTCTAAACTTTTTCAGTTTCTTTTTTTGTCTTTTTTCCAGTTTATGAAACGCCTTATTGGACATCATGTAAGTTATTTACTAGACTTACTTTTATTACTTCTGCGTAATTCTTCTATTATTTGGTCTCTTTTTGCTATTTCCTGTCTTAGGAGAATAATATATTCAACTAAATCATTAATTGTTGACATGATATTATTTTTAAATTATGATATATAACTGATACCTGTAAGCTTGTTAACAAGCTAGCTGGTTACAAATCAATTAATTTATGTTTGTTGTGTTAAGAAAGAGTAATACCAATTACCATCTGAACCTCTAATATAGAATCTTGATCCGGCTGTTGTATCTGTATCTCTAAATATTCCACTTGAGCCTTGAAATGCTCCAAAGTTAGTGTCAAGTGTACCGTTCGTTGGTGCTGTAGTTGCTGTATATTCTGGCAGTTGTACAGTTCCTAACGTTCCTATTGTGCCTGTTTCATTTCTTACAAATATACCTATTTCTGTTGCACTAGATGATGCTAATCTTTTACCACCTGTTAATTCTGTATCTTCTTTTAATGATATTTTTGATTGTTCAACTTCAAATCTTGATACTGCTGATACTAGAAAATCATGAGTGTCTGGATTAGTTGCTTGATATAATAGACCTGCTGTTGATGTTGTTATTACCTGTCCTGTATTTGTGAAATTGATATTACCTGAACTGTTGATATTATTAGTATGCATATCTAACGGTGCACCTAATGAAATATTGGCAGTATCTATTGTTACTAATGCTGTTAACCCAGAATAAAACTTATGGTGGTCATTTGAATGTGCGTTATATACAATTCCTGATGTTGATGATTTTATAAAATTATTATTATGGTCGTCTTTAAATGTAATCATATTTACATTTTCTATGTCTTTTTCATTGACATCTATATTTTGTGCCATCTGTAATTCGGTAGCACCTATTCTGAATACTTCTGCTGATGAACCTGAATTACTACACATAAATAATACAGTAGCACCTACAACATTAAATTTAGTATCACCATCTGAACTTAATATTATATCATTACCAGCTAAGTTTAGGTCTTGTGTAGCAGTATGATTACCTAGATTATCACCAGTACTTGTTATTGTTGGATTACCTGATACAGTGTTAACACCTAATGGGCTTGATCTAAATGATGAACCTACACCTGAAAGGTTTTGTCTTGCTTGACCATACAACTGTGATATATTACGTTCATTGTCAACGTCATTAGAATATGAATCGAAACGTCTAGCCTTACCCATTATGTAAACACCTTCACACCTTTCATTTTTCTTCTAAGTCCACCTTTTCCTGTAGATGGTTTTGTTACACTATATTCTATTCTTTTTGCAACTAATTTAATTTGACCAGTTACACTACCATCACTTTCTGATATAATATCATCATTGTTTAAATAAAATGACTCACCGAAATTAACATCAAATATTTCATCACCTGTTGATTCTACATTAAACTCTTTGTGCTTAAACTTTTCAATCTCTAAATGGGATTTTGCAACATTAAGTAATTGATCATATACAGTAATGTTAGGGAATTGTTGGAATGTAGGTTGTAAGTTTCTTGATGTATTGTTATCACTTGTAGCCAATAATGGTTTAATGAATCTAAATCCATCCATTTCTAAGGTTCTATTTGATACCCCTAATGAAATAAATGTACCTAAATCATTGCCTGATATTGCTTGTCCAGAAGGATTAAATCTTCCGTAAGTATCATAAGATGTATTTTCCTGTACTCCAAATATCTTTACGTTTCTCCACTCAAATATATTTAGTACCTCAAGTTCTTTTGGTGGTATAATATTTGATGTCAATGCTTCATACCAGTATAATGGTTTTCTACCTCTGTATACACTAAATCCTGATATGGGTAGTCTTATCTCTTCCCAGTTACCACCAAATTTTATAACAAAATCTTGGTATACAACGTTGTCTTTTGTATCTATAAAGAAGGCTCTGAATCTACGTTCATCGTCTAAGCCACCTAAAATGTCACCTGACATGGTAAACTTGAGCCAAAATGATACAGCATTAATCTGACCGAAATCCTCTGCACTATTAGACACAGCATTGAAACCTTCTTGACCATCATGTGTAAAATTAGAGTTTTGAATGTCAAGTGTTGCTGGTTCTTCGCCTACTATTGGGTTCCATTTTTTATTATTATAGTCAGTAGAAAATGTACCACTTGTATGGTCTACCGTACAAATATATGCTGTGTTTGAACTGTAAGCAATATCACCTTCTTTGTATGCAGTTGACGTAACCCAATTTGGTGAAACATTTCCACCTGCTTTATTTGCTCCTGTAGCACCACCACCATATAATTGACCTACACCTTCTGTAATTGAGTTTGATGTGTTTACTGGGAATGGAAATCTAATATTAAAACCAACAGCATGTGAATACCATGGGTCTAGTGGTGCATTTGTATCATTATCTGTACTAATTGCACTTGCATCTGATGTAAATGTTATTGCAGAATCATTGTTTGTTTGAAAACTATTACCAGATTTACTAATATCTGGTCTGTTAGTGTTATCTATTATTTCTGATCTTGGTAGCCAAGTATTTGTTGATTTTTGGTAAACTAAATCTATACCGTTGCTGTTGTCTGGTAATGCAGAATAAGAATGAAAACAATCATTACCATATTTATTAGTTGCAATAGACTGCCATTTTGTCGAAGTCGAATTTGTGTGTGTATAGCCATATACTTTACCTTCACCCAACACAGCAACCTGTGCACCTGTTTGCCCAGAGTCAAATCTATATAATTCACGCCATTCTTTGCCACCTATGGAGTTAATACCTTGATACTCAACAACCATATTATCAAAATTATTTAAATCACCACCACCTGCACCATTGACTAACACTCTAAATCCTCTAGGTAGTGTTGCTCTTGTACCATTGTAAGAATATGAACCTGCTAATGTGTTAAGATTAGCATCGCTTGTAGCAGTACCATCTACCCACGTTCTGAAAAACTCATTATCATTTACTACTACATTTATGTCAAACCATCCACCATTTGTGTATGTTGTTCTACTAGGGTCACAACCAGAATTAGACCATAATGTATCTTTATCATCTGTCCATGGTGAATATTGTATGTTATCACCAAATTCATCTGCCATATCAATCTGTGACCATTTTGATAAATCACTAACAAATGTGCTTGACGATGTATGTGCTGTAGTACATTTGTAATGTTTTCTAATTTTTGTTGATGAGTCAATTACCTGTACTTTAGCATCTACTGCATATTCAACACTACTAGACCATNCAGGTCTAAAAATAAACTGCAATAATTTTGATTCATAACGTTCCATACCAATCGGTAACGTGCCATGCTCATTACTACCCCATGCTAGTAAATTAGTACCTGTTGGATTGGCTAACATACCTTCTTGTTCGCCTACCTTAACCCCTGTTGCTACAGCATTTTTTACCTGTACTATTGTACTGTTATTACCAGATGGTCGTAACTTCATTCTTATATCATTAATTGCTGTTGTATCGAAGCTTAGTTCAAAGAATGTTAATGCACCACCAGCAGATACAGCAGAACCACCATTATCTACTAAGTCCATCCATCTGTTATAGCATGTATCTTCACTTATACCAAACTCCCAATTATTAGCGTTGTAGTATGGTAAACCATTACCATGATCACCTATTGAATTATAAACTATATTATGACTGCTTAATTTAGGTTGTTTTGTTCCACGATTATTATTATAAATGTCACCTATTGAATAACCAACAGTATAAGAGTTTTCAAAGTAGTAAGGTTTTGTCATAAAAACATGTTGTGTATGATACTCTATTCCTAAACATTCAAGTGTCAATAATGTACCTTCATTTTTAGTTTGTGATGGTATTATGCTCATTATTTCAAAATATCTATCATAAGTATTATTTGCTAAATCAGTACACTGTATTCTAATCCTATCAAACTCTGCAAATCTCACACCACCTGAATCTGTGTTATATAATCCATCTAATGATCTTAAGATTATGGTTGCTTGATTAACTTCACCACTTCCAGAATCAGTAAATAATGGTATTGATTTTACATCATTTGTAATGTTTGATGATGTGGCATAGTCGTTAGTCTCATCATACCATGTAACAGTAAGATTAGTAAAATTAGATGGCAGAGTTTATGTCACCACCTAATGATAGTCTAATTGTGAATTTTACCAAGTCTTTATTCTCACCTATATATTGAAATTTAGCATCTTTAAGATGATAGCCGTATGTTGGTGTAGGTGTTACATTCCATTGTGGTGCATTTGTTAGTTCAATTCCATATCTGCCTTTTGTATAACCTGTAGTGGTATTTCCATCTTGTAACCATTTTGATACCTTGTTTACTAGATTAGATGCTATGTCATTATCTGCATCACCTGATACACCTGTTATAACAATATCAAATCCTTCAACTCCCATATCTTGAAGTTCGTTATTGTTTGCATTTACAGCTTCATTCTCTGGAACTGCTCTTCTAAAATCAACATCAATATCAGAAATATATGCACCGTCACTAGGCATTTTGTCTGTGTTGTTAAAGGCTTGTGTATTAGTTGTTGTTGCAGTTGTTCTTGACCCGTTTACTGCACTTGTTTGAACTTGCCATATCCATACATTTTCTCCTGCCATTACTTACCTCTCCTAGCTGATTGTGACTTATTAAGTGATACGCCACTGGCAGAAGTCATTAAAACATCATTTGAACGAAAATTATCAGGAACACTTACTCTACCTGCTGGTATATCTAATGTGTTGTATGTTTGTGCATAACCACCTCTAAGTCTAGGTGATGTTGTTATTATGATACTAGAAAATCCCTGTTTAATCTTTTGTTGTTCCTCTCTACGTCTAAATGCAATAATTTCATTTCTTATATCACGTTTGAATCTCCTATCTAATAGTCTACCGGGTTTTAATAATTCGGTAATAATCCATTGTACTGCTTCCCAGATAAGTAATGCTAGTGTTACTATACCAACACCCTTTGCAAATTTTCTAAAGAATGTTTGCATAATAAATCCTGATGGATTTTGTGCTAACGATCTTACATTATCAAATTGTGTTGATGTAAAATTTTGAACCTCACCGATGTTTCCTTTTTTAAATATATCAATGGTTTCTTCAACGTTATGAAGTTGTTTTGCTTGTTTTTTATCTTCTATTACTTGTTCAGATGTTGATGCTTTTGATGGGTCTTTAATTAATTTTTTAATTTCTGCTTCAAAGTCTGGGCTATCCTGTTCATTAATCTGTATGAGTGTGTTAACATGTGTTGGATTAGCAGATGTAAATTCGGCAGACTCTAAGCTTCTGCCAATCATCTGATTGATTAGGTCTGATAGTTTACCCAACTATTACACCTATGCGTTTGTGTCTGAAATTGTTATTGTGTCGCCTGTTATTCTTACAAAAATATCTATTGTGACTTTACCTTCTGATGGTTTGGTAACATCGTACTCTCTTAATATTCCTGTACATGATAAATATTTATAATCACCGTCTACATTTTGTGCTCTAATCATCCATGCTTGTGTTGGCATATCACCATCAGAAGTGATTTGTGATAATGTGTTAAGTGATGATAACTCTGGTGTGGAAACTAATAATGTTGCTGTGAAATAATTATCATTTTTACCGTATGTGAAAAGTGCTTGACCGTCAGTTGTTGCTACTCTATCTTCTGGTCTGCCAACATGAAGTGATAAATTTGTTAATAGTATATAATTATCAAAAGCACTTGCTCCTGCACCTGTGTCAACACCTAGGTGTAATTCAGATGCATTTACAATCTCTGTAATTCCGCCTAGATTAGCCATATAGTGTTATTGATATGAATGTCTAAAAGAGAAATAATAAGGCAAAGTGAGGAAAACTCTTTCTTGGAACACCCCTGAGAGAAAAGCTCAAGGAAAACCTCACGAGTTTTTAGTATGAAAACCCCACTTATACTATACATTATAGTTACTCCTTAATATACTATAAGCGTAGTAAATCGATTGATTAATATACTTCTACTACTATAGTATATTATGAATACAAAACAAATAGTCTATTACGAAGTGAAAATGAAAGACCCAGAAACAAACAATATTCACTATGTAGATAGAAAGTTCAAGAACATTGAAGAAATCAAAAAAATATTCAATTTCGAGGACTCATATTCAAAATTCACTGTTACAAGAGTCGTAACAGAAAAAACAGAAATAATCACACAATAAGTGATTTTCTTTTCTTTTTATTTTATGCTCTTACAATAACACTAAATATTATTGCCCTACCTTTCACTCTATCGCCTTTGAGAAATGATGGTAGTTCTCTAATTGCTAATACTTCTGATGATTCTGCCACTCTTGTGCTCTCTGCACCATTTCTTAAATCATAGTTGGTTTCTAATGTGTTGATAATTGTCTTTGTAAAGTCGTCAATATTCTCCTCTGTCTTTGAACCGTCTTTTGCTTCTGTAGCAAATATGATTCTAATTCTCAAATCATACTCCTCTCCTTGTGATATGTTGTTAGCAATGACACCTAATGGTTTTACTATTGCTACTGTATCGTCTGATGTTACCCAGCATCTAGGAAGTGGTGGTTCTTGTATAGCTTTAGGACTTGGTGAACCTGCTTCTATCTTTCTGAACTTTGTCTTGTCTGATGGTCGTGTTGTGTATAAACTAGAATTAGCCTTTAGTAATGTTACGATTCTTTCTTTAATTGCAAATATATCTACTGTGGTCATACAACTACTTCACCAATGTTTATCGTTTTTATGTTAGAGTAGAAAATGTTTCCTGTTGCAAAACTATACTTTGCCTGTACTTGCCAAAAGCCTGAATTGTTTGCAAAGATAGCAGAAGCTGTTGTAATTTTCCAGATACCGTCTGTACCACCATCTGCATTTACTGCTGATGCTGTGTGTGTTGTTGCATTTCCATCTGGGTCTCTAAGTGTGATAATAACTGAGGAACAATCATTGAGGTCAATGACTGTATCTGTACCATTAGTTCGTGTCTTTGCAGTACCTTTGATTATAGTACCTACATCTCCACTGTGAATTGTTATCTGTGAACCGTTTGCCATTAGTTATCGTCAATAATAATAAAGTCGCCAAGATTATGAGAATTAACTGCTGTCATATCACCTATATTGTCTGAATCTGTAGATGTGAATGTGTTAACATTAACTGCATCTGTTGATGTGAATATTCCTATAAAGTGACTAATGAACACAAATCGTATTCTTTGAGATACTTCTACTAATCCTACTGTGTCTAATGCTGGTATTTTTACTATTCCCTCTATGAATTGCATTAATTCGTTGAGACCAACAACCTCACTAAAGTTTCTTACTATTGCTCTAACTCTATTCTTTACTTCTGTTATACCAACTGTATCTGCCTTGTTTCTAAACATAATTCTTGCTCTATTAACATTTTCAGTTGGTTCTAGCATTTCTACTATAGTCTGTATGTTTCTTACAATATCTCTGCTTCTTACAACAGTTTCAACTATACCCGGTATCTCAGTAAATGTTCTTACAATATCTCTTAATCTATTGAATACTTCTGTTAATCCTACTGTTTCAGCAATATTATGTACTGTACCATGTATCATATTCTTAGAATCAGTGAAGCCTATTGTATCTGTTATTGCGTTCTTAATAATCTGTAAGTTATCAATAGCATAATAACCAGCACCACTTTCTAGTATGTAGCTTCCAAGACCATTTTCTAATGTATAATAGTTCAAATCACTAATCTTTTTAGCTAATGCCTCTTCAAACGATACAAGTGTCTGTGTTACTACTACAACAAATCCTTCTATCTTTTCTCTTATTTCAGAAAGTCCTACTGTATCTGATATTGTCTTTCTAAGTCCTCTAATATGATTAGGTGTTTCGTTAAATCCTACTATCTCATTAAACTGCTTAACAGGTATATCTTGCCTGTATAAACCACTACCATCTTCTAATAGATAACTGCCTGTGCCATCTTCTAATGTGAATACATCATTAGTTACTTTCTTATTAAATGCATCTTCTACAGATACAATAAATTGTGTTACTGTCTTTGTTAATCCCTTAAAGTAGTTCTTTGTTTCTGTTAAGTCTAATGTATCTGCTATTGCTCTAATGATAGTCTTTTTCTGATTAGATGCTTCTGTTATTTGTATTGTGGAGTTATCTACTTTAGTTGGTATATCCTGTATTGCTGTATTGCCATCTTCCCAGAGATAATTACCACTACCATCTTCTAGAAGGTATGTTTGAGACACTTCATGCTACCTCTGTCCATGCTGAACCTGACCAAATGTAATGTTTACCAGTATCAGTTTCTTCTGCAACTGAACCATTAGGAACTGTAACTGCATTATCTGTTGCTGAAGCTGATGTTATACCATTGTAAAATTTAACATCATCAATTTCTGCTGTTGATGTTGCATTACAATCAGTCCAACCTGCAAATTTAATATATCGTAATGTTTGTGTTGTTGATGCACACGTACCACTTGCAGAATCAGAAACCGTACCATATGTTGAATCTGAATATCTTCTTACAATATATGTTGTAGCTGTTTGTCTAACAATTTCAAAATAATAATCTGTATTTGTTGAAGGATCAAACGATACTAGATTATCTTTAGCAATTCCATTTGGTGCAGAACCATCTGAATCATGTGAACCATACCATTTATTTGAACCATCATGTCGCCACTGCATACTTATAATATCTTGTGATACATTAGGTGCAGATGTATTATCAGAAATACCAAAAGTGGCATAAGTGTTTGTATTTTTTGTTAGCCATTTTACTTTAAATCGTAAAACCCACGCTGTATTAGAAACAGTTGTTAAATCATAAGTTGTTGTATCTGCTGATGAATCTATTGTAAAGTCAATGAGGTCGGTTGTTGTATTAACTCCTGTGTTTGAAGAATCTGAATCAGTCCAATCATCTGTACCTGAAAAATCATCTGAAAGTGTTGGTGTTGGTGAAGTTGTTCCTAGTCTAGGTGATGAAATTGTATATCTCATGTTAGTATTATTACCTGCAACTTGATTATTATTTCCATTTCCATAGTTTGCTGTTGAATACATCATGTTAGCATAATTACTTTGCCTACCTGATGGTGTACAATCTGAACCATAAACACCACCACTTGCAAGAGTATTATCTGAACCTCTATACCAATTAGTTGAATTATCATCACTGATAAATCCAACCCAAAATAAACCGTCACTTGGAACTGTACAATCAACATCAACTTCCACCCATAAATCTGCATTTGATGTTGATACACCTGTTATTTCACCTTGTGATAACAGTGTTTGTGGTCTTGCTGTTCCAGTTTGACCTGTGCCATCTGATGCACCATTATCTGTATAAACACCACCTTTAAATTTTGTATCTGAACACGAATAAATTCTAACACCAATTTTAGTTATTTTTTGCCCTGCTGTAGCTGAAAACCTTTTGTAATGTATTGAATCTATATGACCTTGTGATGAACCTGTATAACCAATTTCTGTTGTAGTTTCAGATACTAAATCTGTTGATAGTGCAGTTAGTCTTTTACTAGCTAAAAATTTTACTGTCAATCTAACCACGTACTCCTACCGTTTTGAAGTTTAACATTTGATACAATATATGATGTAGAACCTGACTGTGACCATGCACCACTTTGAAGATGAGTGCAATCTTCACCACCTGTGCCACCTGTTATACTCAATGTTTGTGGACTTCCACTTGCATGAGTTGTTCTTGCACTATTCGTATAAACTTCCATTGTTCCTTGTGTTGAACTATTTCGTTTTAATCTACAATAATATTGTGTTTGTGGTGTCAAGTCTATACCTGTTGAATAATCATTATCTGTTCCATTTTTCTCAATAGCTCTTATTGTGTAATTAACGCCTAAACCATTATCAGAATACATATCACAACCAAAACCATCTTGTGTGTTACCTGTGTGAAATGGATCTGTTCCTGCCGTATACATTATTGGTGTCACATCAGGATCAACACCTGATCCTGCATTTGCTGTAATTTTTAAATCAAAATCAGTTGTATGTTCTGTGTTTGATAATGTTGATGGTAATGCTGTATACACTCTTTGTGTTCCGTCACCTGCACTACTAGCTGATGTGTTAGTTGCAGTAATTGTATCGGTTGTTTTTACAACGGTTGTTCCAACTTGAGTATAAGTTTGACTTGATGATGTTAAATCTACTTCGGTAGTTCCATCTAGCACCCAACTTGTGCCATTATACCACCAATATGTAGGCGTATCATCTGTTTGCTGGAAGATAGAATTTGTCCTTACACCTGTTAATGCTTCCAAATCAGAAGTTGTTGAAAAGTCGTTTTTACAACCATCTAATGAAGTAACACCATTGTAAATTTTCACATCATCTATTGTTCCTGCTGTTTGATTTGATGATGTTCCACTTGAATCATTCCAAATTCCGAAATATCTTAATCCTGTAAGTGTAGATGCACACGTGCCTGTGACTTTATTTGCCAATTGTGTGCTATAATCACTATCTGAAAATAATTGAATAGTATATGACGTTGCACCTGTTCTTATCATTTCTACATACGTTGTTTGAGATGATGCTAATCCGTAAGCGATTGTTCCTTCACCATCACCATCTATTGCACCACCATCAGCATCTAAATATCGTCTTTCTTCATAAACATTGGAAACACGTGTTTGTAAGCCAATAAAATCATGACTTTGTTGACTGTTAGAACTTGACGGTAAACTTGATAAACCAAAAGCACCTCGAACAAACGTGCCATCACTTTGAGTTATTGATGAGACAGTCATTTTAAATCTACACACCCATGCAGTATCACTTAATGTTGCACCTAAATCCCATGAACTAGCATCATTTGAATTATCGAGAACAATAGTATAATCTAATGAACCATTACTAATACCAATCTTAGATGAATCTTGATCTACCATGTTATCTGAACTGAAATCATTTGAATGTGTTACTGTTGCATCCAAACTTGTACTATCCATACTATAATATGCCTTGCCCTCGCTACGATTAGTTAATGATGAAACTAATTGTGCATCACCACCACCATAGCCATCTGCAAAATCACTTTGAAATTCTGCTGTTCCTGACGGTGTAGTTTTATCATCATAAATTTTTATGTTATCAATCTCATAGCTAGCTGTTTCACCACTATTTCCAAATTGATCACTTCCACTTCCAACTGTATCAAGACCACCTACGCTTGAACTTAGATTAGATATTGTTGATGTGCCATGTGGTGTTCCTGTTCGTGTTGATGCTGTGTAGATTGAAAGTTCTGTCGCAGTAGCAGTTGAACGAACTAGCCTACAATAATATTGTGTTCCATCTGTTAACGCTGTTGACATACCACCTGTTTGATCTGCACTTGAACCAACTATTGATTTTATTCTTAATTTTGTATAACCTGATTGATCCCAAGCTTCTACTGCAATAGCATCACCAGCTAGTAAATCACCTGTGCCATCATTGATTGATAGTGGAATAAAACCACGGGCAGAAGCAATAGAACTAATCTTCACATCAAAATCACATACCCATTTTGTATCAGTTAATGCAGATATTGAATTAGAAATTCTATCATCTGTGTTTAGTGCAACTGATGTTCCACCACCAACACCATTTTGAATTATTACTGATGAACCTGTTTTTGTCCAAGGTGTATCATTATCATTCACTAACTTTCCAATTTCTGTTGCAGTTAAAGCTCTTGACCAAAATGACATATCGTCAACATCGCCGTCAAAGTATCTTGTATTATATGGTGTGTTTCCTATAATCCAATCTTGTGTTCCCCATGCTGTGCCTGATATGGTTTGTGATTCACTTGTAGTTCCATCAATATATAATGTAAATGTAGTTCCCGATTTTGTGACAGCTATATGATGCCAACCTTGACCACACGCTAAATCAATATTTACATTAGAACCAGTTGAACCATTATTAGTTTGAAAATCAATATTTCCACCTGTATGTTGAATTGTAAAACTATGGTATGGATTTGCCCAAGATGTTGTAGCTGGTTTACAAATTATTGTTTTATTATTTGATGAAGTTGCATTTGGCATATATGCCCATGTTGTAAATGAGAAATCACCTGTTAAAATAGTGTCCAAATCATTTCCAAGATTTACTGTATCATTACTTCCATCAAAACTATAACAACCTGTGCCAAGTTTAGCAGGGTTATTACCTACTCTTTTTAATTTGAATGTGACACTTGTTAATGTTTGACCAATCTGTGAAGCACTTGCGTCTATTTGTAAGCCAAACTTTTCATTAGAAGTTGGATAAGAATCTGCTTCATCTGTGGAACTTGATAAATTAACAGTTGAACCATTAAAGATCATGCTACCTGTCATAGATTTTGATTGAGTAGAAAATGAACCACTTTCATATCTCACGTATGATGTGTTACTTGGATTGTCGTTTCCGTTTGAATTATTTCTTAAGAATAAAATTTTATTGCTTGAATCACCACCATCTGTTTGCATTACAATTCTGTCGCCTTGTGCTACTGTATGTGAACCTGTCATGGTCACATTCTCAAATGCACTTGTTCCAATATCACTTCTTAATTTTGCACTTGTAAATTCAGTTTGTTCTACACCTGATGAATTATACACTTTACATCTAACATAATTATCAATTAATGTAATTCCATTATTTGTTCCATCTGCTGAACTACCTAGACTAGCTGACTTGCGATCTTGTTTAAGTCCACTATAAAGTTTATTTCCAAAAATATCTATGGTCATGTTGCTGTATTCCTCTCTATCCAAATCATAGCCGTATTAACGGTCTTTCCTGTTCCACTATTGTATAATTCAGAAATTTCAGATGTTGATAACACTCTATCCCATATTCCCATATCATCTAATCTACCATCGAGATAGTTACCACTTGCGTTTGGAGCTTTTCCTAATGTTAATGAGTTAGTTGCGTTTCCTGTAGTTGTTGAACTTGCCGTATATGATGTTGTTGCAACTTGTGAACCATTTCTATAAATCGTTAGGTTACTATCATCAAACGTGAATACATAATGATACCAGTTTGATGTGTCTGGTATTATATTATTTCCAGTAAGATAATCATTAATTGGTTCTGTAGTTGCATCACCGTCATATAGTGAAAAGAAAATTCTACCAGATGTATGTGTTCCTAAATAGAAACCAGTTGAACCACCTGTACTTGTCGAAGCTGTACCGACTATTATTTCACCACCTGATGGAGCGTTAGATTGTTTAAACCAAAATGCAACAGTAACCGTATGTCCTGTCTTATGTGCAAAATTAAAATCACTTGTAGAACCACATACAACGTAATCATTACCGTCAAACAAGTACGAGTTAGTTCCAAGTTTCTTATCTGTTGAAGTTGTTGCACCTGTTACTGTTCCGTCCACATTAGAACCTAAACCATCTGCGAATCCGTTTGCTGATGTTGCCTGATTTGTTAATCCACCTGATGTTGAATCAAATTTATAATATGCCTTACAACCTGTCTTTAAACTTAAGGATCTAAAGATTTTTCTTGTATTATATTCTTCATACCTAGTATTATCAGGAACGTTTGTTAGTGAATCTTTTTCATCTGCTTTTGTCCAAAGTTTCATATTATCAATATAACCACCATTCCTAGATTCATAACTAGAATTTTGACCCCAACTTTCTAAATGTAAATATCTTAATTCTGTTAATGAAGCAGTAAATTCTGCTGTTGTTCCACCTGTATAATCTGAATTTGTTGTAATACGAAGTGTGTATGTATTACCACTTCTTTTTATCTCACAATAATATTGCGTGTTATTAGAGTATGTAAAATTTAACGGTGTTTGAAGTTGTTGAACTGTCGTACAATCACAAACTCTACCTTGAACATATCTTGTTGAATTTGCTGTTGCAATTTGTATATGTGCTTGATCTTGTGCTGATGAATAACCTGAACCAACACCACTATTGAAAGCAGTAGAACCATGTATGCCAAACATTGTAACTGCATCACCGTTATACTGAACTTCTTTTGATGATTCAATATACAGTTCAAATCTTAATAGCCATGATTTTTTTGAAGCAAAACTTGTTCCTAAATCATGGTTAGCACCACTAGCATTGTTAGCTATACGATTTTCCCAATTCAATCTATTAGAACCTACATTCCAATATGTGCCTGATGTGTTAGTAAATGTCCAATTATCATCATTTGTGAAAACATCTGAAAAATCAGGTGTAACACTTGTATCAATAGCTGGAACTGTGCTTCCTTGAACCCTTCCACCTGAAAGATATTCTACCATTATGCCACTTGTACTTCTACTATGGCGCCATTCTTGTGAACCAATGCAAATACTCCTTCATTATTTGTATCGATTTTACGAATATAAATATCACGATTACCACTTCCAGAAGCTTGTGATGCTACTGTGGTGCCTACGTCATAGGCTACACCGTTTGATGAATTAGTTAATGCTGATGTTGATGTGTTGTTAGTATAAGTATGTAATAGTGTGGCTCCACCAGCTGTTCCCCATGTTAAACCTGTTGCTGTTGATGAATCTGCTTTTAATGCTAAACCATTACTTCCTACAGTTAAATCAACCCATGCACTACCATTATAAACTACAATATCACCTTTTGATGCACCTGTTATTGTTATATCTGTTAAATCATTTAATGATGCTACTGTTGATGCAACTTTCCATATTGCGTTTCCACTAGATGTATCTTTTGTCAATACATGTTCGTCTGTTGCACTAGATACGGCTGTTAATGCATCTATTCCTGCTTGTGCTGTACTTGCACCTGTACCACCATGAGCAATTCCAACATCTGTACCTTGCCAAGTTCCTGCCGTAACTGTACCAACACTTGCAATATTAGTTGAACCTGTCCATGTAGATATTGCTGTGTTTTCTACATTGTTTAATGATAAATCTGTTTTAACGTCTGCAACTTCTTCACCAACTATTCCGTTTGCTGTGAATTTTGCATATTCGCCTGATGCTGTACCTGAACCATCAATTTCTACTGCGTTATCATCTGCTATACCATAAGTTCTTTCTGCTTGTATTCCTGCTTCTGCTAATGTTTGATTAATCCATTTACTAGATGTACTATCATATTGTAATAATTCATTATCGCCTACTGATGTTATTGTAGTGTCATTTAATTCTGCTATTGTATCTTCTGTTGCTATTTGTGCATCTACATAAGTTTTTACTGCTTTTGCTGATGGTATTGTTGTATCTGTACCAGCAACACTTGATATATCAGTGTCTAAAACACCTGATTTAAAATTATCTACTTCTAAGTTTGAAACTGTTGTATTATCTGCATCTACTGCTGTTAAACCGGCTAATAGATTTGCTACTGTTACTTTCTTTGATACTGGTGTTCCCGATGGATCGTCAACAATGGCTAATACATCTGATGCATGTACTGATGTTAATTCACCTAATGCAGAGATTTTAACGTCTACCAATCTACTTTACCTTCCTCTTTATTGCATTTACTCGTTCAGAATGTTTTACTTTAGCATCTAATCTAAAATCTGATGCACTTGGAGTGTGATTGAGTCTGTTTAACATCTCAAACATCTTCTTGAGAGATTCCATTATTCTACTGGTTCTCGAAGGCGTGATTGACGAATATTTTTAGTGTATCTGAGCTTGTTTTAGCAAAGCTTGTAAATGAAAAGACACATAGTAATTTTGTTGCGTTCACTGGACTAGCATTGTCGTGGATACAACCTTGTTCTATATTATTATCGTTCCATGATGATGCTGAATAGTTAACTGCATAAGATACTGCATCTACTGCATCGCCTGTATTATCTGTATCACCTGTATCATTGGTTTTAGGATAACCACTTGTAAATACCTGTCTTGAGTTTGCAATTTTACTTGAACCAGATACATCAAACTGTTGGAATGTGTCACCTTCTGCTTCTGTATAAGCAGTTGTACCAATTTCAAATCTACCACTACCAAAGTTTTCATTAGTTGCTGGTGTTTCACCTGCTCCTTTCTTTGCATAATAGATTTCTCCATCGTTTGTTACTAAATTATGTGTATAATCAAATTCTTTAATTGTGTCAATTCTACCTGATGGGCTTGTTTCTGGGAATGATAGAACTCTTACAACATTATCTGAACGTGCTTGTTCTGATAAATATCTTGTTTCATCTGCCCAAGATTGAAAAGATTCGTTTCTTGCTTCGGCAATTCTTTTTGTTATATCCCATGATTCTGGTAGTTGAAACAGCATTATATATCACTCACATTTAATGTATTAAGAGAATTAATCATATTACCACTCTGCCAAATAGTGACCATTACCACCATCTCCTGTATAACGTCTACCTGTGAAGCGTTCAACGTGTTGTGGTGCTCCATCAATCTCTAAATTCATGATTAAACCGTTAATTGTTGCTACTGATTGTTCCATCCAAAACTTTGCAGAATCGGTGTCACCTCTTTTACCTCTAAATAATGAACATACATAGTAATTTGCACACATTTTGATGTCTGCTAGTACATTTGGTACTTTTAGTGGTATTCTTTCATCATGTGCCTTTAGGATATTATCAACATGCTGATTTGCTACTCTACCAAAGCGATTTAACAACTCATCTTCTACAGAATCATCAATATCTATGTTAAGTAGGTCTTTACATGCATTTATTTCGTAATAATTACCTGCCATGTATGGTTATGCTCCTGATTCTAAAAGAGAAATAATGAAAAGGGAAGGAAAGAAGCGATTATGCTTCAATGTGACATGAGCACTTACATGTTCTGCCTTTACAGTATTTGTGGCTTTTACCATGATGGTCTTTCTGTGCTCTCCAACAGTAGTAGGACAGTTTTCTGTCTTTTCTGCCGTTAGGTCTCTCAAGAACTTGGTCAAATTCCATTGAATACTCTCTCCATTTTGCAAAAAGAACAGTATTTTGGTTTACATATTCTTATTTTTGACTTTATTCCTTCTGAGTGTCTTTCACAGACTTGGTTCATTTCTTATTATATTCCTTATCATCTCAACTTGCTCTGATATTTTTGACATTTTGTCATTATGGTCATTGTTATTCCATATCAAGATACAGTCAAGATGTGTCTGAATCAAGTCTGCTATTGTGACTTCTGTATTTTGTGTCATTGAAAGTAAATAGTATATGGGTCTTATAAATTATACGGTCAAGAAAAGTTGATAAAAAAAATAAAAAAAAGGATTAGAATAGAGTTCGTCTATTACTAAATCGTCTATTGTGTTGAAGAGATTCTTACGATTGAAGATCCGTCGATAACACCAGCTTTTGTTCTCCAAGTAGTGTTTACTCTAACTTGGTTATCTTCTGGTATTTCGTGCATTTTCACTGTTACATCTCTCTTGATACCTATACCGTAGGAGTGTTTCGGAATACACATGATTGCATTATATGCATCGTTAGTTTGTGATTTTGCTTCTACAGCGTTGGTAACAACTAATTGAACTCCCATAAGTTCCTCTAATTGGGCTTTGAGCCAAATGTCTGGAACACTTCTGGTTGCTAATGATGTAACGTTGGTAGATGTGATTAGTTCACGCCATTGTTTTGGATGTAAGAATAGAACTGGTTTTACTCCACCTCTGAGATAACCTTGGTTTTCAAGATATTCTCTTCCGTAAGCTACGCCTGTTTCGTCAAATGCCACTGATGCTACGTTACTTGATGTAATAGTTGCACCTGTGTCTGCTCGTATCCAAAGACCTGCTGTTAGTGTACCTTCTTTAGAGATGGTGTCTAACATGTCGGTTGCTACAAAGTCCTCGTATGATGCTGAGCTTCCTTCCACGATAACTTGAAGTAAGTCAAATGGAGAATTTTCAATTTCATCGAAGTCACCAATGAGATATGTTCCTGTGATAGTTGAAGGAGTTACCTCAATGGATGTAATTGTTTGTGTAGCCTCTGATGGTGTTGTACCAACAGTTTGTGAACCGTTAGCAGGAAGTGTAGTTTTAAAGAATCGTGCTCTATCTGCACCTGCATTAATTTCCTTTACTTTTGCAAATTGGAATACAGGAATGAAAGAGATTCCACCCGGTACGATTGCTACGTCAGTGTCTAAGTCCTGAGTTGCATGTGTACCTGATAATGCTACTGCTTCTGTGATTTGTGCTGGAACATTTCTAAATGCTTCTTTAACACCAGTCTTTGCATCTGCACGTCCTACCTGAACACTTCTGAGAGTGTTGTGTGGGATAGTGAATTTGTAAGTACCGTATGTTTCAAGGGCTCTAGGATATTCTTTAGCAACTTCTGCGAAGCTCTTAACGTTAGAGTCTGCTCCAACTTGTGCAGTTGGTTTTTTCTCTTTCATTTTGAGTTCAGCAATATCAGATTCTAGTCTTGCTAGTTTTTCCTTGCTAATGTCTGCTTTTGTGTCTGCAATTTCTGGAACTTCTGGTGCAGTTGGCATACATTGTTCAGTCTCAGAATCGTATGAGTGACCCGGTGGGCATTCTTGATTCTCAACTTTTTGTACGTCGCCTGTGTCAACATCAGAATCAGCTAAGTCAGCTTTTTGAGATTCTGGTGCATCGCCAAATTGTTCTTTTTTCTTTTCAGAATTTGCAACACATTTACCTTGTGAAACGTCGAAAGTTTGTCCTTCTGGACATTCCTCTTCTTTTGTTTCTTTTGATTTGTTACAATTACAAGTCATTAATAGTTTTTATATATAAGGTATTAAGAGAATTAATAGACAGCTCCACAAACACGTTATATGCTTCATTACTGCTTATAATCTATATTTACTGTAACACTATATAACTACTAACAATCATGTTGGGTCTTGATATTCCTGTTGAAATACTCACCTTTAGAGTCTGCACCTTCAAATGCATCATATTTTCTCTCAGGCACACCACAAAAATCATACTCTTGACCGTTTAATATGACTGACATTTCTTGTAATTCTTGGTCATATCTTACGTTACCTACAAATGATGATGAGTGTGTAAATGCTTTGTATCTTTGTTCTTTAACTACCTCTGTCCATTCACAGGCACATTCTTTAAAGCTAAATTCTAGTTGTTTTTTTTTAACTCATTGCAACACTTGCAAAGGTATCTTTCTTTCATATCATCAACTAATGTTGTTAGTTTCTCGGTATCTTCATTAATGATTGATTCGAGTAATTCTATTTGGTCGTATATCATTGGTTCTGGATGATCATCAGATATTTTTCTGAATATAGATAATACTTCTTGTTTCTTCTCTAATGTGGTATGTGTAAAGTCTAGTTTTGTTTCTTTACCGTCTCTAGTAATTGTCTTGTGCATTTCTGGGTCATTACATTCTTTGATATAATTCTCAATAATTGATACTGATGTCTCTGGTACTCCCGGTGTCTCAGTTAGTGCTAATCCTTCTGGTATTAGACCATAAGGCATTGAAAAACAATCTGTCTGACCGTTACAAACATGTTTAACTGATGTAGGAGTTGCTTCTATACTAGTATACAATAATCTGTTCTTTGCTAGGATTGATGCTGATGGGTCTGTGATTTCACCTTCATAAAATACTGTCTCTGTGTCTGGGTTGTAGTGGAATGTTGCTTTTCCGATAACTTTGTCTGGGTTGTGTTCCCAGTTTAATGGAACTGTTTTTCCGTCAAATCTTTTTAATTCTTCTTTAGTGTATAGATTCTGATTTCTAGAGATTCTTGGTATTAGTGCTACACCTGAGATTTTTGCGTTCTCATCAATTTTAGTGTATGACTCTAGATTGATATTCATACTAGATTAATTAATTGATTAATAAAGAGAATTAATCATCTGCTATTGTACCTGTAATTTCATCTTCTACGTCTATAGCCTTCATTTCCTTACAATTCTCACATTTGGCTAATTTTGATGAAATAGGTATGAATGTATCATTATTACACCATGAACAGTACAGTATTTTATCCATGCATGATTATGTTATCCAATCTCTTAAAAGGTCTGATATTTCAAAATACCTTGGTTGAAAGCCTTGATGTCCACCAAATCCGTCAAAACTATACATCTGTACTAGAAGAATCTTGTCTATTAGTTCTATCTTTGCGTTCTTATTATCTGGTGAAAATGCTGACATGAATGGAAACATAAGACTGTCTTGGTTGTTGGTTTTGTCCTTATCCTCTACATAATGACCTAATCCTAGAGCATGACCAAATTCATGTAGTAGTATTTTCTTTACTGAATAATCTTCTAGATATTCATGGTTTTTTGTTGTTTTAAACTGTGCTTCTGCTATGTCATTATTATTACAACCTATGCATATTGATGCTTTTGATGTTAATTTCTCAGCAGTTACATACACCTTAATGTATGCATAATGATGTCTTGAATTGCTAAAGTCATACGCTGTATAACCTAGTGCAGTAGAGTTAACTACATCTCCTGTATTATGCATATCAAACTCTATGAATACATTACATTGTGGAAACTCTCTAACATGTCTATCAAAATGATTTTCATACTCTACTAATATCATTGGCATGTACCAATCGCCTTGTGAAAATTCTGTCATTTCTGTCTGCCATTCCATAACAGTGTTATATGCTTCATGCAATAGATAGTGATAGAATCTAATCTGTAGTTCTTCATCAGGTTCCATTATACAGACTGTTGGATTATCTATGTGTTCATGTCTCATGGTCTCAAATCTATCTTCTGCTGATGCTATTGGCATACTAGTACATACTAACAATACTAACAATACTGTTAATATTTTCAATGTTAACCTAACACGCCTTGAAATATCTCGAACCCTGCAAATATTGTAGCCATTGCACCAATTATAATGTAAAACTTTCTGTCTTTGCCTGACTGTTTTCTTTCTATATCGTCGAAATGTGAGTTAAGTGCTATCTCCATTTTCATCATTCTGCCACATAGATCATCAATTTTGCTATCTTGACCATCTAGCTTGTCTAGTATTCTTTTAGTCATATCATCGAACTCTGTCATGTTCGGCTACACTTTCCTTGGGTTCTACATTGACAACCTCTCTTAGTACATAATGCATGTTGGTGTTCTTTACACATCTTACACATCCTTAGTTTCTTAGGTTTGACTGATTCTAATTCTTTCTTATCTATTGGTTTATCATCTTGTTCTGGGTTGTCTGCTTTAATTTTCTGTGCAGATATTGCCATTTGTTTCTTCATATCTTCATCTGCTAATATTTCCTTATCATCTGTTAGTTCAATACCGATGTTGGATTTTATCCATTCTCTCATCTCATTTAATGTAATATCGCCTTTCTCTTTCATGTCTATAACCTGTTCTACTTCCAACTCTTTTACATTCTGTGTAGTGAATTGAATATGACAATCTTCATTGTCTGGGTCATATCCTAGATTGATTAGTATAGGGTCAAACAACTCATGCTTTAGTTTGTTGGCTAGGTATCTTTGGTATCCTCTGACTCTCTTTTGCACGATGGTCTCTGTGGTGTCTGATGATGCCCTACTGGTAAAGTCACCTGTTAGTATATCGTGTGGGAATTGTGTACCTAGTTCGAAGGTCTTTTGTATATGTGCAACAAAGTCTGTATATTTACTGTTACCTGCACTCTCAAAGAACTCTATTTCTGGTTTAACTTTCTGTACTCTTTTATCTCCCGGTTTGTACTCCTGCCATCTTCTTGCTTCTTGTCTTAGATAATCATCATTTGCTCCATTATAGGTGATTGTTGTAATTGGGTATGCGTTGTTTAGGACAATAGATACCATTGCATCTTCAAGACCCCACATAGCTTCTACTAGTGGTGGCATTGTTCTGTTACCTATTGTTCTTGGTACTGCAAGAGAGTAGTATAATGATTTACCCCATGGTTGTCTAGAGTAAGATGTTAAGTTAAATTCAATAAATTTGCCTAATTTTCCTTCACCTAGTTTGTTTAATCCACCATTCTGTGTTCTTTGTTCATACCATTCTAACTCACCATATTCATCTCTTTTCTTTGATAGTATGGTTGACATGTCTACTTCTAGTACATCTTGTACGTCTTTCTCATCTAGTTTCTCTAAGATACCATTACCTGTGATAAGTATTGTAGTAACTAAGTTTTCAAATTTATCATAAAAGTTTGTACGTCTAATCCANNNATCTAGTTCTCTCTGTGCATCTTCTGAATTACATGTAATATTCATGTCTGTACCTGTGATCATTTCTGAATAAGATGCTACTGCTATTCTAATCTGTGGTGTTCTGTCATGATAATCAATTAGTCTATCAAATGTAATATTCTCTGGTCTTTCTCTTGTCCAATCCCTCTTTAGTATTTTAGCTACTGGTGTCTTTCCAGAAACGTTTGATGTTTCCTCTACTCGTCTAAATCTGTCTAGAATACTCATCCTGATGCACCTTGTAATACTAATAGTTCTGTATAATTTAATGTGCTTTCTTTAGCATCTGCTTTTGATATTTCTGCTTTAACTTCATATAAACCAAAGATAGGCATTTCACCATCTTGTACTGCATAAGACCATGTACCATTAGATGCTGATACTATTGTTGCTGTCTTGTTAAATCTATCTCCCACTCTTCTAATCTTGTATATTCTAATCTTAACTGTATAACCTGATAAATTCTTTGCTTGTGTTTTGTTCTTGTCTGTGTAGATTGTACCTGTTAGTTTATTATCTGCTGAATAGTCTCCACGATACCATGTTTTTTGATCTAATTCTAGATAAAGACCGTATGCCAATTTATAGATTTACACCGAATTGTTTGAAGTCTTTTTCTGATAAGCCGTAGATACCCCATCTTCTATTATCTTTAAGTTTATTTAATTCAAAAGCAATTTTATCTTCTGGTGCATGTTCAGTTAGACCTAGTCTTACTCTTATATCTGAAAAATCAATTTTAGATTTTGACTTTGTGGAACTAATTTTTTTGTCCTTGTTTTCTTTACCGAACATGTGATAGTTTGATTTAATACTATAAAGAGAATTAATAACCTAATCCACCAGATTTATTGAACCACTCTCTAATCTTTCTATCGACCATATGAGCTGTTGTTCTTNGTGGGTCTGGGTCGTTCTTTTGTATTCTATCTATCTCTGCAATAATATCATCAATTAATTCATTGACTGATTGACTAAAGTTTTCCATTATTTTCTCGTAGTTTAATGGCACTAGCATAATTTGTTAATTCGTAAATAATAATAGAGAAGTAATAAAAAATGGTTATTGAGGGTTAGTTGCTAATAACCTCTCACCTAACATGTCAAAACTCTCTGCATCGTAGTCTGTCCAGACACCTGCAACATATTGCTCATTCATTTGTTTGTGTGTTTCAAGTAACTCTTGTCTGGTCATTGTTGGGATTCTCTCTTTCAAGCCTACTCTTTTTGGGTCTGCCATGTATTTGGACTCATTGTAAACTTCGTGTGCTACGGCAAGAATTGTTTTAATTGGTATTCTTGCTTGAAATGCTGGGTATTCTACTAACTCAATAAATTCATCAATAGTTTTGTGAGGGAATGTAGAGATTAATTCTCTGCAAATTTTTTCTGCTTTTTGTTTTTTGGTTGTTTGTTTCATGTATAGTGTATGGTATATGGATTATATTAACCTTGTGAAATGTGAGATTTCTCTATATGCTCAATAAGTTTTGACTTGTTTTCAAACTCTTGTAGGCACCACGAACACTTAATCATGTCTCATGCTCAATATGGCTAACCGTTTCTTTTGCTTCTCAATCATTACTTCCTTTCTAGCAATGGATTCTAACATTTTCTCTTTAATTCTAGCTCGCCTAACACATTCTGATGAGCATGTCTTATGTCTATATGTCATTTTACCACACACAAAGCATGGTTTTAAAGTGATTCTACCTGTGCGTATAAGATGTTCTCTCTGTGCTTTTTTCTTTGATAATTTAGCACATTCTTTACAATACTTTCTACTGTATGTTTGGTCAATGTATGGTATCTCTTTTTTGCACTCAAGACAATGAGTAAGTATCTCTCTGAACCTCATGATAATACATCACATGCATCATTAATAAACTCATTACTCATTGTCCTCGCTTGGTGTATCCTCGTCGTCAGGTTGTAACCAATCCCACTCTGGTCGTTCACTCATCTTCATCTCCTAGTATAGTCTTGAGGTTATGATAAATTGTACTCATTTTGATGTATTGGTCTGGTTCATCTGCCATGACTTCAACAAATGCTCTAAGGTGTGTCTCTAGGAAACAGTGTTTGCATAGTTTGCTACCATTGGATATATCCTTCATAAATTTTTGAAATATCTCCTTTTCCTCTGGTGTAATATCATCATTCAACTTTCTCTACCTCTAGGAATACACTCTTTTTACTGTCCTTCTTACCACCTATCTCACCTTGAATAATATCTGTATGTGAATAGTCAAACTCCTTCAAATCCCAACATGCCATGATAAAACAGTCTAGTACATCAGCATTAAGTTCTTCTTTATCTATTCCACCTTTCTTGTCAAACTGTGCTGAACGCATCTGTGATAGTAGTTTAGTATGTGATGGATGTATTCTTACCTTGCCGTTCTTTACCATCTGTGCAGAATTGATTGTCATTTTTGAACGTAGTGATTGTATGTTTGCTGATTCATGATCTCTTATTTGTAGACCGAAGTTAACTGGTAATGCTGGTATACCTCTCTCTTCTAGGTCTCTTATGAATCCGGGATGTGCACTATCTATCTTACAGTTGTCATTAAATCTATGTGCCATATCTTCCATTACGTCTAACATTGCACTAGGGCTTGGTCTTGGAAATTCATTAGCTTCAATAACGTACAAAATACCATCTCTTATCTCAGCACCCAGAACGCCAAAGTTACTAGACCCGAAAGCAGGGTCGCCGTAACAACCACTTCGCCCACCAATAATTGATAAATCATATTTCTCTGTAACATCATCAATACCCTCGAATATATCTCCTAATCCATAGCCGTACTTAAGGTTATATTCTCGTTCAAATGATGGGTTTTGTTCCTTCTCTACCTTGATAATCTCTGGGTCATATACTACTCCAACTCCATGTGTATAGTCATATTGTTTCATTACATAGCCATTGTCCTCTTCTTCTTCCATGGTCTCAAATAAGCCACCGGGCATGTTTGGTGTACTGACCATTGTGATATATGCATCTCCTTTTCCTCTGTATCTCTCTGCAACAGTTCGTGCTTCTTGTTGATATCTCAATGGAAAGAAATCTCCCTCATCTAAGAATACTAGTCTAGGGTTAAGACCTCTAGCTGGTTCTAAGTGATTTGTAGGAAATGCTTCTATCTTACAACCATTCAATACTACTAGTGATTCTTTAGTCTTAAACTCTTTACCTGTGAATAGACCTTTAATTCTACCAACTACTTTGTTTGTTAATTGTTGGTTTGCTCCTGTAATGATTACTACTGATATATCTACTTGAGAGTTTCTCCATTCATCGTCTTTTACACAATTCCATGCTATCCATCTAGTCATGAACTCTGTAATGCCTAACCCAGTTGCTTTCTTTACCCATAGTTTTTTGTTCTTTTCTAGTATATCTGCTAATTCTTTCTCATATTCTGTATAGGTAAGTTTCTTTGGTAATTCCTTCCAAAACTCCTCAAATGTCATACCTCTATACTTTTCAAACTCTACTATAGGCTCAACGTCATTCTTAACGATGCTTAATGCGTTATGTATATCAGCTTCAAATATGGTCATGTTCATTCAACTCTGGATATTTCTTATTATGTAATGATATAATCTTACGCAGTCCTGTTACCTCTTGAACGTATGGTTGTATAAGTTTCTCTATGACAGACATACGCCTGAAATATGCCTCAGCTAGTTCATTATTGCCATCATTTGTAGCCTTCCAGAACTGTTTTTCCATTTGTTTGAATATTGCTTCCCATCTCCTGCCTCTTCTATCCATATCCCACCATGCAGTTCTGCCCATAATTCTTCTCGTTTTTTGTGCGTAGTCATGCCTAATTAGAAGAAATTTTGGTGTTAGCGATGAAACCACGATTATCAACAACATAAAAAACTACGCTAACACCATGTTTTTCATGTCTAATAGTGGTTAGTGTTGGTTATTATTATATTTATTGCGTTGTACCAGCTAGCTTGTTAGCTTGTTAACAGGTCATTAGGTATATCACTTAGTACACCTCTTCCTCTATGTGCTATTTGTTTTTCGTTTTCCATCTTGCTATTATTGTTAATGTTATGCCTATAATAGGTATCATTTCTAATGTGTCTATGCCATATAGGAGAAAGTCTATTACTATACCATGTCCATGTAAGAATCCTTGACCGAATACACACTCTAATGCCCACCATGAATGTGGTATCTGTAAGTA